TAACATACTAGGAGATAGAAGCTTTCTTTTAACATATTCCTTAAATCCACCTTTAAGCGTTTCCTTACTGGAGTTTCTCGCAATCAAACCATAGCCGAAAGTTCCAATACCTACATAAGAGCTAGGATCACTCAAGACACCTTTAAAAAAGCGTTTTGTACCCTTCCAAGTCATCTTAGGCAATTCTTCGTATTGCTGTGTCATGTGCCATAAAGCTAACGCGGCTCTTGGGTTTTCATCAGATTGCGCTTTAACATTGGCTATATCTGCACCCATTACTGGAAAGTTATATTGAAACCATCCAATATGTTCTATACCCCATTGTGCAAACTCTTCATCAGTCTTTGGCTTGTTTTCCTCCATAATCTTTTGGAGCCCATACGGTAACTCAGATTGATCTTTGCCACCTGCCTGTGACTCATACAATATTTTAGCTGCATTAACCCAATCTTTTCCTTCTTCTGAACTAATATCTAAAAGATTTTCTTCGGAGAAATTGGTCTGTATTTTATTATCGACAATATAATCGGTATCGTAATCATCTACAGATTGTCCTTTTGCCTCTAACACAGGTGCTATAGCTTCACGAAAGATGCCTTTTAACTCTCTATCCTTGTTTTCTTTATAACCAATGCTAATAAGGTCATTTTCCGGATTATCGCTATAACTCATCATTGGCCTAATTCCTTTTGAACACTATTAAGAAGAAGCTTTTTTCTATATTCTTTTTCATTTTTTTCTTCGTTATATTCTTCTTGTGTCAATAATCGTATACTTCCATCCTCATCTGTTTTCTTGCCAAATGGAGAAAATTTAGTGCGTCTACGCTTCGCCAAGGTATTCCAGTCATCCCACCGTTCCCGCAATGTCTGTAAGTCCAAAGCCTTTTCATAACCATCCATAATATCGTCACTGACAATGTGATCCATTACTTCCATCCAGTTTTCTTGTGTAAAGGCTTCTAAATCTAATATTCTACCGTCTTTTGAGCTGTTAGTAGCCAAACCCTTATCTTGTAAAAATTCCAAGATTTGTGGTTGTAATGGTAAATCTCTTGTTTTTAACTGAATACCCGAAACATAAAGATCGCGCACATACTCGTAAGCTTCCTGCGGTGACATGTTGGAATTTGGATCGGTTATAATCCTATTATATGTAGATTTTGCATCACTTAAAAGAAGGGCATCAAGAGCTAACTGGTCATAGCTTCTGTTATCGTTTTCTACTTCAACCTTTAGCTCATCAACCAAATTTCCATAAAACTTCTTTTCTTTAGAAATATTTGTTTTATCTAATCTTGCGGTGATTTCCTTTTGAAGCTGTACGGCTGTATCTCCCTGTAACAGCTTTTCTTCAAAACTGCTATTTACCCTCTCTTGGAGGTTCTCTAATTCTAAATCTGTTTGTGAGTTTAAAATGTCATTAGTTAGCTCTAATCGTAACATTTCATCGTCAACATTCGCCCATGCACCCGACTGTACAAAATCTTTATACGCGGTATAGCTCTTTTCTGTTAATTCATCATTGGTATACATTCTAAGCAACTCAGTAGGGTTTATAGGCTTTCCACCCTCAATACTTGCCCAAAATTTCTGTGACCCTTCTCTTTGCTTAGACCTAATAAGTTTTTCTGCTGCTGCCTGTTCCTGTCGGGTTCGGGAGATTTTAGAGGATATAATAGAATCCTGTAACGTATTAGTAGTGTTTATAAGGCTATTTCTTACTTCCGGAGGTAAATCAGAATAATTCTTCGGATCAAGAAGAGAGTTTAATAAATCCGTAGCCGCCTGCTCATCTTCATTTACTCCTATAGTTGCCAATGAAGTGCGTACCTCCAATTCATCTATATCACCTTTTGCACCCTCTTTTAATCCTACCGCTTCGGTATTGGTAATATACCCTAGACTTGCCATTTGATCGTAAATACCAAGTGACGTAATTTTCTCACCACTTCGCCCAACACCACTAAAACCAAATAATTCCCTACTTGCACCTGTCTTTTCAACCTGGCTACCTTCGGCCATTGTTCTCTTTAGATTATTTACTCTCTCAAACATGTGCGCCTTGCCAAGATCAATCTCCTTGCTTCTGGCAACTTTCATCACACCAAGCGTCTTGTCTGTAGTCGTATCGGTAGCCCAAGACATAAACCGCCTTTTTACAACAGGGTCTTCAATACCGTTAGCTATACTTGCCATGCTAGACTTTGTGCTACTGTTCCAGTTTGAAACAATGGATTTCGGATCATTGTTACTTAAAGACGCAAGTGCATACTCGTTTAACTGTTTGTCGTAAGTATTTTGAGCAGCCGCTAAATCAGAACTTCTTTTTGCCTTAACTTCCTGCTCATACATAGACCACGCAACCTTTGAGGTTGTATCAGCAAAGTTCTTAAATGCACTCGCAACTTGTGAAAACCCTGCCGGACTTGCCTGTACAGACAACATCTTACCACCGGATTTACCTGATAATGCTGATTGTGAAGTATATGTAGGAACCTTCATGCTAGTGCCTTAATCATTTGATAATTGCCATAACCACTCATTAGTGATGAGCCTGCGTTAAAGAAGGCCGCTTTCTTTGCCTGCTTTCCATACATGGTTTGGAGATCAGCGTTCATCTTTTGCTGCAATCCCTCTTCCAAGTTCATTTGTCTTCCAGTTCTTGCATTGAGATCACGAATAGCTACCTCTTCATCTGCCTCTGCTGCGGAAGCCAGTGCAACGAGTAAGGGTGTATCACCCTCTGCTATCCATCCATTGTATCGAAATGCAGAGCTCTGTGCAGATGCAAGATTGTCATATTCCTTTAGAAACTTACTTATTTGTAGCTGTTCAGCATCATAAATAGATTGTGCTTCGTTTTCGGCAACCTTTGCATTTCTCTCTGATACTTGAGCATTATAATCATGTGCTGCTTTTTTTGCGTTACCTTCGGCTATAGAACCCATAACACTCATTGCGGTGCTTGCCATAGAAAACATTTTAAGTGGAGTCATTATATTACCTTTGCAAATCTATAATAATCTTCGTGGTCCGGCCCAAACTTTCGCATAAGCCCTTCATTCTCAAAACCCATCCAAGACGCAAAGCGTACCGCTTCGGGCCAGGAGGCTTTAACCGCAGCCTGTAATCTTACAAACTGATGTTCCTTCTGCATTTTATCCATGTTTAACAATATGTTACGAATGGTCGTTAATCTGTTTTTATAGACCTTGCCAGATAGCAACAACCAGACTTCAGCCATGTGTTTATAAACAGGAACGATACCGCCAGAGCCAATAACCTCTCCATTGACAATACCGCTAAAGCTCATACCGTTCACAACCATCTCATCAACGAACTTTAGAAAATCCTTTGGATTGGCAGGCGCACCAATATTCATCTCACCGTTTAGTATCTCCCTTGCATGATCCGGCTGAAACTGAACTATATTCATTGATCGAATGTAATTAATCTTGGATAGATAGCTAAAACCGTTAATGGCAATGCCTGTTCCTGCTGCACGACCACATGCCCATCTGTCTCAAAACCTCCTCTAAACTCTACTTCCTTATCACCTGTAAAGAGAGCTAATGGCTCATCCATAGCGTCTTTTGAGGAACGAAACGGAATAACATCAAGATCAGAAATCGTAGCTCCGACCTTTACACCTAC